GTTGGTTTTAATTCGATTGGTTCATTTGCAAATTTTAAACGGTTTAAAACAGCGTTTTCAGCTCTTGTTACCGCATAAAGATTTTCGATATTCATGTTTTGTTTGTCGTTATCATAAAACCTGATGATCGTTTCACCTGTTATTTCGCCATGATGCTTAGCATAAATCAATCTATGTTTTAATTTCCATCGTTGGCTTTTTACGCCAATATCTGAAACCTTAACATAAATATAACCATCTATATCAATTCTTTCATCGCCAATCTGCCTAAGATTCCAATTAACATTACCTTTTTTAAATCGCGTTTCTGATTTTCCATTAACACCTTTAAGTCCTTTATTCCAAGGTGTAAAACCTTTTTCAAAGCAACCGCTGTTCATTTCAAAATAGCAGGCAATTCTTTGCGTTCTGGAATGTCATTGATGCGTGTTTGAGCATCTAATACTAAACGCGCGTTATCGACAATTGTGCGGGCAATAATCGTTAAACTTTTTGAGCGTTCTGCTTCAAAAGCGAGTTGTTCAAGATTTAGCGATTCTTCGCTTAATCGTTCCATTTGGGCAAATAGGTGATTGTTTAAATCTGTAAGTGTGTTTTTCATTATTATTCTCGTTCCTGTTTATTAAAACCATCAAGAATTAAACCCCAACCTAGCCGCAGAAGCGTTGCAAGCAAAACAGCTAGTAAACTGGCTCCCGTCTTTTTTTCGTGCCCGAGGACACGCGTTAGGGTTTAATTCTTCATAACTAAAAGCGCATCACCCGTGCAAGAACACGGGCAACACCAAAAGCAGACAAGTGCTTGTCTTTCCAAGCTGTCATAATAGTGCTTACGCATATCACGTTGCAATAACGCTGTAAGCTGGTTCTCAACTATCAATAAAACGTTGATGGGATTTGCACCCATATTTCAAACCACATAGGGTAAGTGTACTACAAGTCTTATACGACAACGTTTTATTCATAGCTAAACCCAACCAACTCAGTCATTGATAAATCGCCAATATTAAAAAGTGATTTCTGGATTGGTTGGGGTAAAAATTAAAAAACCCCTAGTAACTAACCGAGCAGGATAAGTTAAAAGAGGCTAAAAGGTGAGTTTTAAATTTAACACTTCTGCTCAAGCAAATTTAAAACGTGCAGTAATTATAATCTGTTTAACCAATATGTAAATAATTATTTTATTATTTACGCAATTTGTGCGCTTTTTTGTTGTAACAGTTTGTAATAGTTTTGTAGTAGTTTTTGTAGTAGTTTTTTCTTTATATATTATAGACTTGTAATAGTTGTAATAGTTATTTATAAAAAACAAGTTTTATCATAATTTAGGTGAAAAACATAAAAAAACCCCTACAACTGTTACAACTGTTACAAGACGTTGAATCTTATAAAGTTATTTTTGTAGGGGTTTGCTTTAACTGTTACAAAAACCGCTGTAACTGTTACAAATTAGAGCCTATATTTCAATTTTTGCTGTAAAACCATGTCATCGAATTTTTTGGTGGTGGTGTCGTCTATGCTTGACGTTACAACATTCTTATCCATAAAGTAAACTGTTATTTTTCTCGATGTAAATTTGATTGAAACAAACGCTTTCACTATGTGGTCAATTCGACCAACAACTCTACCAAATGTCGTTTGTGTGCAGGTATAAGTCTCACCATTTTCTGCTGCCCAAGATTTATAAGCCCAATAAAGTGTCGTTGCTGATACTGTCTCAACTGGAAACATTGTTTTATTTGCTAGCCAATCGCGCAGGAACGCTTGTTCACTTGGAAGGTTGGCATCTGTCACCTTTTGTTTTGCTTCGTTTAATAGCGGCTTTGTATGCTCGTTAAAATCACCATAATTATAACTGAGCAAATAACCATACAAATCTGAAATAACAATGTCTGATTTTAACTGCGTAAAATGATCGTGTGTCATGTGCGGTTTTAATTTAACTTCTGTAAAGTTAAACCTGCGATCTTTTTCGCTCGCATCAATTGGCACATCTTCATTAGATAAAAATACAAAGTTTGCATAATTAGGCTCAACACGTTCAGGCATCGATTTTTGATTAATATAAACAAAAGGCTCTGTTATTAGCTGTTTTAACTTTCCTTTAATGTGCCTGCGTTCGCGCCTTGATACAACTTCGTTAGCCACAAGAAATAATTTACACGATGCCCACGCATTAAATTGTGATTCAATTTGCGATTGCCCTATTTCATCGCCATATTGCCCGTAAATCTCTTTTACGGCGTTTACTAAAATATTCTTCCCTGTTCCCTCGTCTCCATAAATAACAAGTGACGTGCGCATTTTAGAACCTAAATTTTGCAATTGATAGGCAAACCACGATGTTATCCACTTGACCGACTTCATGTCATCATCACAAATATCCATTAAGTGCATATTCCATGCTTTATACCCGTTCCCATAACTTGGGCGCATTTTTATCCCTGTAAACATATTTATCTGATCTTTACCAACGCCTTTTGGTGAAAAAACAAGATCAGTTGCAGGAATAATTTTTCGTGATGGTTGCGATTGCCATATTTTATAAGAAATAGGAAATGACATTTTAAGATGTTCAACTTTTAGCATTGCTCCTGTTGAAATATCCCAAACGCAATTTGTACCGTGAAGCATGATGTAATTTTGTAAAAGATAATCAGGTGAATCAATTAGCCGGTTATCAACTTGGACTATTTCCTCCTTAAATTCTTGTTCAAGATCGTGTTTATTTTTTTTAGGCATCGTAACGCTCGTCATAATTAAATATCTCCAATGGATAACCACATAATTCTATTTCTTGTTTTATTTTGAATCGTATTTGATAAGCTCCACCGCGCAAAGCGTACAAAGCCACGCGTTTTCTATACGTTAAATCGCAATTACCAAGCACTGACGCAAAGATAATATTCCCACGCATGATAGACCAATCATAATCTGCTGGATTGTCACCAGCAGGCAAAATAACGCTATCTGTTGAAATATCTTCTTTAGCTTGCCATGAGTTGCTGCCTAGATATAGATGGCAAGTTTTCCAGCCGTCTATTGTAGGTTTTCCGTGAAATTGCTGTGAATAGGCTAGTTTTTTAAGTCGTGATATTGTCATTTTAAAAGATCCTTAGCATCTTCAACACTTCGACAAATTCCCGCTATTCCACCGCGGTCGGCTACCATATCACACCACGCGCGTTGATTGTCAGATATTTTTCCTTTTGGTGTTTTTACTTCAAGACTTACAAAAACAGCCACTTTTTTACCGACCATTTCGGGTGTTATTGTCACTGATTTAAAGCCAATAAGGTCAGCACTGCCTTTGCATAAGCCAAATGTGACAAGCCTACCGTTTGCATCTTTAATGCTGCCAACATTATTTCTAAATAACCTGACGTTGGGAGCTGATATAGCAAGTCTAATTTCCTGTTGGATTTGTTGTTCGCTCATAATTCCTCTCTACTCAAAAAAGCACCAGAAACATAAACGTCATTCTCTAAATAAAAACTTAAAATATCGTCATGAATTTTTTTAAAAAAAATATTCATTCTACGGGTAAATACATGCTTTTGATTTTTTATTACCAATACTGGCGTGTAAAAATAAAATAAAAGGATTGGGCCATCAATATCATCATCTACATACTTTTCAAATTTTATTAGAGAAAGAAAATAAATTTCATCATCAGTAAGATTTTGTTTGCTTAATATTACTTCATATAATTTTGTAAATATTTTTTTGTAGTCAACTTTTTTTTCAGTAAGTGTAAAAATAACCTGTAACAACTTATTAGCTAATTCTTCGGCTTTTTCAACACTTTCAAATTTATACGATCTAGTTACACCGTTTTTTTTATCGTGTATAAGCAAAGAAATAATATTATCCTTAACAATTGTGCAATCAATATATGTGTCATTGTATATGCCGTCTTCAGTTAATATGCTCATAAACTGTACTCAAATTCGTCTTGTCTAGTATTTTTAAAAAAAATCTTAACCCAGCCAATGCTATTGCCAATCTCAATTTCTTCTCCTTCAGCATCAATTTCTATGCCGTCAGCATAGGCAATTGCCCTACAAACATCAAATAAAAAACTGGGGCTCACATGCGCATGCGTGTTAGATTCTAAACTAAGAATATTCCCATCATGTATATCAATCACAGATAAAGTTTTAACAAAATCATGTGTATAAAGGTATTTTTGACATAATAAAGTTTTAGACTTTATTTCTGCCCATTTTTTCTCGTCTATTACCTTCCATTCTTCTTCCGTTATGTCTTTTTTGTTTTTAAAAACTGGTTTTTCAGTAGCATCAAAAACAGCCTGCAATAATTGATTAGCAATTTCTTCGGCTTCTTCAATAGACGCTGAAAAATACATGTCCCTGTAATTATCACTGCGGTAATCATCAAAAAGATGAAATAAAAAATAATTGTCACTATCTTCAACTGGTGTTAATTCAATTTTCATACTCATAACTCACCTCTATTTTTATTTTTCCAAGCGTTTCGTTGTTCGATAATTCTTTGCGCCCATTGCACTGGGTATTGATAATTGCGCGCCCTGCCCAACGCCACCAATTCCTCAAGCGTTCGCGCCTGCACTAATTCCACGCGCTTTTGAGCTTTAATTTCTAACGGACTAATTTCAACCAATTCTGCATCGGTATCAACTTCAATAATTGCGCGTTTTTCTGTCACCTTTCCACATTCAGGACACGCATTTGGGTGTTCTTGCCTGCTATAAGCACAAAAACATGATTCACATATTGTTACTGCTGGAGCTTTATCCGATTCACCTTTTTTTGATTTCTTTTTTCTACCATCAAGCGACCACTCGCGTTCGTCTGTGACGAAACCGTGTGAATGGGTTAATCCTGCATGATCTAAAATAATTACGTCATCTTTTCCATTTGCCGGTCTCATTCCACGCCCAACGGCTTGCAAGTAAATAGTCACTGATTGCGTTGGACGCGCAAGAATAACGCATGAGGTTGCAGGGTGATCAAAACCTTCAATCATAATTCCCATATTTGAAAGCACACAAAATTTACCGGCTTTAAAATCTTGGATAATTTTGTCGCGCAAATGTGCGGGAGTTTTAGCGTCTAAATGTTTTGCGGTGATTCCGCTTGCGTTAAACTCATCAACAATATGCTGTGAATGTGCAACACTTGATGCAAAGCAAATTGTTGATCTGCTGTTGGCGTGTTGTTTCCAGTGTTTAACAATGTCGCCTGTAATGCTTGATTTATCCATTTCAGCGGCTACTTGCGTTGCATCGTAATCACCACGAATAACTTTAAAATTATCAAGATTTGGAATAAATGGCGCAAACACTCGCGGTTGAACTAAAAAACCTAAGTCAATTAAATCGCGCATGGGAACAACTTGCGTCATGTGCTGATATATTTCACCAAGTCCACGCCCATCAGTACGAACAGGCGTGGCGGTTAATCCAATAATAATTGATTCTTTATAATACTCAACAAGGTCTAAAAATGATTTTGAAACGCTTAAATGTGCCTCATCAAAAAAAACAATATCGGCTTTTGGTTTATGCCTGACGCGCAATGTTTGAACGCTTGCAACTTGCACCAACTCGTTTGGTTTATAGCGTGGGTGATCTGCCATAATAATTCCATGCTCAATATCCATTGAATCAAGTTTAACGGACGATTGCCCAATAATTTCTTTTCGATGTGCCACAAATAGCACACGCTTTCCTTTGTTTACTGCTGATTCAATAATACGAGCAGCTATGTGCGTTTTTCCTGCGCCTGTTGACGCTTGAACAAGCACACGCTTGCTACCGTTAAAAATTGCGTTTCTTACGCCTTGTATGGCGTTTATTTGATAATCTCTGTCTTTTATCATGTAAAAATATCCGGTCTAATTTCTGCTCGTTTAATTTCGCCATTGGTAGCTTTTTCAATTTCAACTGCCCACTTGGTGGGGATATATCCCTTGTCTTTCCAAATATTTACGTTTTGTTTTGACGTTCCAATAGTTTCAGCTAATTTTTGTTTGCTACCAAAATAATTCACTATTTTTTGTAATTCCATGATGCCCTCGTTTATTTGGGTGGTTGTATAATAAAACTTTCCTTTACTTATGTAAATCTTTATTTTATAATTTACCACGAATCGCGGTGATTCAATAACTAAAAGGTGAAAATATGCAATTAGCAACAATAGACGATATTAAAAACGGGGTAATCGTCAATCCCAACGTAAAAAAATTCGATGATTTAATGAATCAGCAGCCGATTGAAGAATGGGTAAAAAAACACCCTTATATTGCCGGTTATCGGTATTTGCCGATTGATAAAGTTGAAACATTAATGAAAGCAATTTTTCCACAATGGAAAATTGAAATTACAGGACAGGGAACGGCATTTAATGGCGTTTGGGTAACAGTTCGCGTTCATTATTTACACCCAGTGACAGGCGAATGGAATTATCACGATGGTATTGGAGCTGCTCAACTTCAAACCAAGAAAGGTTGCAGTGTTGCTGATCTAGCAAGCATTAACAATGGCGCGTTATCAATGGCGTTCCCATTGGCTAAAACGGTAGCAATTAAAGATGCCTGCGATCATTTTGGCGATTTGTTTGGCGCAAACTTAAACAGACGTGATGTTTTAAGTGTTGATGAAATAAAAGATGAAGTAAGATTCATTGCTCAAGACTGGAATTATGCCATTGAGCAATTAACGCTAAAAACGGAATTATTAAGCGAAAAAGAATTGGCTTATGCGCATCGCATCGTAAATAACCGTGAAAAAACCAGTTATAAAAAGTTAATTTTATTTTTGGAGAGTAAGTAATGAGAGCAGGAACGTTTAGCAGTAGCAACATTTATAAACTAATGACCAATGGCAAAGCTGCGGGTTCATTAGGTAAGCCAGCATTAACGTACATTGAAGAAACTAAATATGAGGTAATGCTTGGACGATCATTAAATACTGAAATTTCATCACGCCCTGCTTTGTGGGGAACGTTTGTGGAATCTTACGTTAATGATAATCATATTGGCTTAGAGTACGAATTAGCGTCAACAGAGCGATTAATCCACCCACTATACCAACAATGGACAGGCGCACCCGATCTAATCGGTGAAGATTGCGTTGGGGATATTAAATGCCAGCAGCTTAAAAATTATTGTGAGTTGGTGAAATCATTTAAAAATAATTCATTACTTGATGATTTCCCAGAATACTACTGGCAGTTGGTCAGTAATGCCATTTTAACGGGTGTAGATTATGCTGAATTGATTGTATTTTGCCCGTATGTTGAAGAATTACCTGATATACGTTCAGCGGCATTAGAAAGCAATGACAAACGATTTAATTTTATCGTTAATGCGATCGATGAAGAATTACCGTATTTAATTAAAGGAGGACATTATAAAAACGTTATGCGCCATAAATGGCAAGTGACACAACAGGAACGTGACCAATTAACGGAGCGTGTAAAAATGGCAATTAATTTATTATTAGAGGTTTAAAAATGAGTAACGTAATTAGTTTCACAGGAACAGTCGGACGTGATGCAGAAGTAAGATCAACAGCAAGCGGTCAAACCGTTTTAAATATTGCTGTAGCCAATAACATCGGGTTTGGAGATAAACAGCAAACCATTTGGTTTCGTGTTGCGTTGTGGGGTAAACGTGCTGAAGGAAGTTTAAAAGACTACCTGAAGAAAGGACAACAGGTTTTTATTTCTGGGGAGTTAACACAAAGTGAATTTGTCGGTACAGATGGCGTTAAAAAAACAACGCTTGAAATAAATGCAAACATTGTTGATTTAGTTGGTAAACGCGACAGCAACGCGCAACCAGCGCAAGCGCAACCACAACAAGCATACCAATCACCACAACAGGATTATGCAGACGTACAAGCAATTGCAGCTCGGTCTCCTGCTGGACTAAATGGCTCTTACGCAAAAGATGATGACATTCCATTTTAAAAAGTTGTAATTTAGTGCTTGCATATAGTAAATTTATGTTTTACTATATGCGCACATTCACAAGAACGGAATTTTAAGGTGAGGAGATAAAATGTTTACGATATTGATTAACGATGACACGATTGCGCCAATTTATAAAAGTGTTGAAATTGGCGATTATGTAGAAACTGAAACGCTTGACGAAAATGGAATGAAAGTAAAAGTAAATGGAATTGTTACTGATATTTTGGGAGAGCTATAATGGAAGCAATAATTTACTTTGATATTATGACAAACGACGGCTATGAAATAGGCGTTGTAGTCACAGCAATGTTAAGTGGAAAAAGAATTGAAGCAACTTTTCATCACGATGTTGAAGATGATCGTGAGTGCTTGGTTAGCAACATTCAGTTTTTTAATGAAGAAGGCGAGCAATTTAGCGGATCAGAAAAATTAAATGAAATCGTTTTTGAACACATTGACGATAACGATATGAAAATTTACAAAGACGCTGAAAAAGAATCAGATGTTATTTATATTGATGACTTTAAAAGCGACCACGATTTACTGGCTTTTTTAAGCTAACAAAACAACTCCTACCTCTGCCGCTAAGACAAGTGGCTTTTTTTAAAGGTGATTTATGATTAAAGAAATATACGATTTTCTAGTTATGCTAGACAACACAGGCGCGGCATATTTGATTTTTTTACTTGGCTTTTTGTTGATGGCTGATTATTGCTTTACAGCACAAGCAGAAATTATCCGTTTACGCAAATTACTAAAGCAGGCAATAAAATGAGCGCAACACTAGCATTAACACTTAGCTTTTTAACCATTGACACAAACATCGACAAACGCGGCAAAACAACCACGCATGAGGTGATCGCATACACTACGGTTGCGATACCGTATGACACCATGCAAGCCTGCGCTAACGCAAAGGAAGAATATCAACTAGCGGTAGGCGCATATCAGTTATTTAGGCGACCTACGCGCATTATTGGCGCAATTTGCAATGATAGCAAAACGGGGGTGGTTGAATGAAAAACGATTTAATTTGGTTTTCTATTTGTTCATTTTTGGCTGGTGCATTGCTTTGCTTTATTACAATAGCAGCAACACACCGACACCATTATGAAGTGATTAAAACAAACATCGGTGAGTTTATTTTAAAAGACGGTAAGATTTTCACTGTCTATGAAATGCAAAGAAATATTAACGGGGATATGGTGGGAAGATGAACGATTTACAAAAAGAATTACAAGAGTTAAAAGCAAAAGTTGCTGACTTAGAATCGCGCATTGTTGCTGAGCCAGTAAAGTGGCAACCTAAAAGTGGAAAATATTATGTGGAATGTTTGAGTGTAACAAATGTATTTGATAGAGAAACCCAAGCACAAGCAGAACGCGCAGCAGTTGAGATGCGTAGGTTTAATCGATTGTTAGCACTGCGTGATGAGTTGTGTGGTAATAAGGAGGTTGATTGGACAAACGATGAAGAAAAATATTATGTTTATTTTTCTCACGAAAGTGGAGCTTGGTATGTTTCAACGGATGAGTTTTGTGAAAGCATTCAACCCTACTTTAGAAACGAAAACGTAGCACAAAAGGCTTGTGATATGCTCAACAGCGGGGAGGTAGAGTTATGAACGAATTTGTCATGTTTGTTGTCGGGATTGTAATTGGTTGGTGCTTATCATGTCAGTTTGCAACTCCTTACAAACCCGAATGGAAATGGGAAGAAAGACCATATTCAAAGGATAATAAAAATGAGGTTGAGTTATGAAACAGATCGCATTAGAAGAACATTTGATTAACCGACTTAACGAGCTTAAAGAAGAACGTAAAAGCCTTAAGCGTCAAAAATTACGCAGCATCAAAGAAACTATTGATATTCAATTTATATTAGCAAAATTTAAAGAGGAGCATAAACATGGGTGAGTTAATTTTTTTCACAGGCATTTTTGTTTTGATTGTATGTTTTATGATTGAGTACGCCAATGGAGATTGACGACATGGCGGCATTAATATTTTTTGTTTTAGGGCTGATATTAACGGGGATATGGTTATGGCATTAGTTAAACCAGTTACACCAGTAACACCAACAGCAACAGCAACAAACTGTCAGCACAAGACATGGCGGCAATATGTTAGCAGAGGAATTAGGGAGTGTGATTCATGCCATGAAATACGCCCTATTTTTGATTTAAAGATTGAGCATCAAAGGTAATTATGAAAAAACAACAAGTTGGCATGTCACTTAATGATATTGCTATTTTAAAAGAAAATCTGCGATACGACCCAAAAACAGGCGAGTTTTTTCGTAAGTTTCACCAATCACGCCCTGCCGCATTTTGCTGGGCAAACAACAACGCAACTATAAAAATCACTGGTAAAGATTACGCAAAGTATCATTCAGTGTGGCGAGCAGCAGTATTTTTTTCACATGGTTATTATCCAGCGTTTGAGGATTCAATTGTTTTTGTTGATGGTGATAATACCAACTTTAAAATTAACAATTTATTAGTAGTACACCCAAGCGATGATGAATGCACCATTATGGATTTTGCAATGGAGCATAATTTATCACCGCAGACGGTTAATCATAGAATGAAACATGAAAATCGTTATTCACGCACCATACGAAATTACACGGTTTATTTTTACAAAAAAGATTTATTTATGAAAAACTGCGGTGATTTAATTGGAAGACGCGGCAAAGTGATTATTGATGATGAAAAAATTTACAACAAACCAGTGGTTTTAGATGAAACAAAACGCGGCAATAAACTGATACGCGCATTTTTATCAACACATTTTTTAATGCCAACACGTTGGGAGTTAACTTTATGCAACTAAAAAAATTACACGACAACGCAATTATGCCAGAATTTAAAACGGCTGGAGCTGCTGCAATCGATTTACACGCGTGTATTGATAACACAGAATTATTAACGCCAGAATTTCCTATATTGATACCGACAGGAATTGCAATCCATATCGCTGATAAATCTGTCGTGGGTTTAATTGTTCCTCGCAGTGGGCTAGGGTTTAATCACGGCATTGGCTTGATGAACACTATTGGCGTAATAGATTCAGATTATCAGGGCGAGATTATGGTTAAGTTGCGCATGACGCATGGTGATAGTTATCGCGTTCAGCCAAACGAGCGTATTGCACAAATGTTTTTTGTGCCTGTGCTGCGCCCAATATTTGAAGAAGTTGACGAGTTTACAGAAACAACTGAGCGTGGTGCGGGTGGTTTTGGAAGTACAGGTGCAAAATGATTACACAACAAAAATTACATCATCTATTTACATTGCGTGAAGATGGAGAGTTAATTAGAAAAGTTTCAACTTCAATAAATAATAAAGCTGGGGATGTTGCAGGACATATTACCAATTATGGTTATCGACACGTCCATCTTTATGGTAATACTTATTTAGCGCATAGATTGGTCTGGATGTATTTGCACGGAAAATTTCCTAAAGGTTGTATTGACCATATCAATGGTTGTAAATCAGACAACAGGATTGAAAATTTGCGTGAGGGGACAAGAAGTAAGATTATGCAGAAAATAATTAAACCACAAAATAAAAATAATTCTGGCTATCGTGGTGTTTATCAAGATAAAAAATCTAAACAGTTTAGAGCTACAATAATATTTCATAAACATAAAAAACATCTTGGATATTTTGACACTGCCGAAAAAGCTCACGAAGCTTATTTAGAAGCTAAACGCGAACTTCACGAATTTTGCACTATTTAATATGACACAAGAAGATAAAATGACAGCAGAACAATACATAAAACAACAACAAGGCTATTTGCGTCAATTAGCATGGTTGCTTAACGCCAGTAGAATTGGTGAATTGCATACGTTAAAAGTAAAAGAGGATAAGAAATGATTGCAACAACAGCCTATATTTTAATTAATACTATTGTAGCGTTTGGCGAAGTTACACAAACAACAACAATTTTTGCAGACAAACCATCGTGCGAATCCGCAGCAACAAGACAAGACTTTGTATTAAAGTCACTTGAGGTACACGGTAGATGGAATCTTACTTGTCATCCTTACTCACTTGCTGAGAATAAGAAATGAAACAATGCACCAAATGTTTAGAAATGCGCAATGATCTTGAATTTTATTCGTATAGAACGATTATGTATAATCGTAAAAATGATAATTTGCCGCATGACGTTTGCAAAGATTGTTATAGTTGCAAAGCAAAACGTAAACAATTAAACGAGCCTATTTCTGAAATAACAAGGCTTTCACGTTTGTTTTTATCAACGCATTATGTAAAGCCTGCCAAATGGGAGTTGACGTTATGCTAACTGGTGACAGTGTACACGCGCCAGTGCATTACAAAGGCGATAAAATGGAATGTATTGATGCAATGCAAGCAATGTTAAGCCATGACGAGTTTCGTGGATTCTTGCGTGGAAATATATTTAAATACATGTGGCGATATAAAGAAAAAAATGGCATTGAAGATTTGCGCAAAGCCAATTGGTATTTAGAGCGATTGATTAAACTGGAGAATTTTTAATGATTTATGATTTCAAAGGCTACAAAGTAGACCAAGACCCAACTATTAAAGCACTAAGAGGTCAAAAAATGCGCGATTACATGGCGCGTTTAAAACATTTTGCGGATAATCCCGTTACACCAGTATTTATAAGTGAACGCAGTGCATGAAACCACGACTTAAAAAGATCGGTAGAATCTGGCTATGCTATACACAAACAACGGCTGTTTGTTCTGGTTCAACACCTGAAGAAGCCTATCAAAAATGGGTAGCAAAAAACAAAGCCGCTGAATAAGCGGCTTTTTTATTATTCACTTAAAAACAATTCTGCTTCAGCGTTTCGCCTGCGTGTTAATCCAGCAAGCGGTTTACCACCTGCTTTATTCCAACGTAAAAACTGTTGTGCTATTTCGGCTTTATCATCACCGGCTTTAAGCATTTTAACCAATGTTGATTTAAGAAAATTACCTGCGCCTATGTTGTAGCATAAACAAACCAGCGCATCAAATTCGTTTTGTGTTAATTCAACGCCTGTTGCATTAACTGCTTTTTCATATTGACCAATTGTTGCCGCAAGTAAAGCAATTGCCGCACCTTCATTAGGTAGCGTTCTATTTTTAGTGACTGGCGTACCATCACCATAATGTGTTGAGCCAATGCCAATAGTCCATATTCCAGCAGGGCATTGATAAGCGGCTAACTTACAGCCTTCAAATTCTTTGATTAACGCTAAACCACGTTCACCTGTTTTCATTTCTTCCCCCGCATCAATAAAATAGTGCTGATTTTTTGTGTTAATCGAATCATATCGTTATCCAGTACGCGAATCTGATCGATAAGTTCAACAAGCACAACATAGGCTTCTTCTAGTATTGGCTTGACGATTGTTGTTGCCCAAACCCAAACATAATAGACAATATAACCCATGCCACCTGCCGCAATGATAGGAAAACCATATTGATTTATATATTTTGCAATTGCATCAGCTTCCATTTTTTTCCTTCTCTTTTGCAATATCTAACGCTTCAGACATCAGCGCATCAATTTTAATTATATCTTGCGACATGGCAGTAATGCGCTTGTCTAATTGCCTAATGATAGCAATCAAGCCTTGAATCCGCTCAAGCACACTATCAAGCAAAAACTTTTGTGTGAGAAAAACAAAATAGATGCCACCGCAAGCCGCAGCGATTGGAAACCCAACATCAGTAGCAAATTGCAGAAATTCCATTACTTACTCGTCCACCATGTAAGAAAAGAAAACAATGCGCCAACCGTGAACACAATCCCACCGATAAAGCCTTTATAACGTGATTGCTCCGCTTTCATCTCGTCAAGCGCGGCTATTATAGAGTCTAGCTTTCTCCCTCTGTCTTCAAACACTTCTTCAAGAGAGTCAATTCGTTGTTCTACTTTAGCTAAACGGCAGGCTTCATCGGGCATGGTAATATCCTTATTTTTTCTTAGATTGAAATTTATGTGTTTTTTTATCGGCTTCTACAAAATCCTTACCGACGGATTGAAGCATTCCCACTTTCTTTTGCAAACTCGGGGCTGTGCTGTTGAGTCGCAAATATTGACATGATGTTTTTCTAATGTGTTTAAAATTAAAATAATTTCTTCGCTTACGTCTAATCCGCTTTTAATAACAACATCTGCGTCGGCGGGCGGTTCAAAAATAGCATTTGTGTCTTCGTATTGACAAGTTTTAATGCGGTCTACAAACACAGTGAAATCTGCATTAAACGCATCGCGTGTTTCTTGCGTAGGGCATATAAAATCTGCAATCGCATAATGACCTGCTTTGCATACACAATCACATAAAAACTTCATACGTCTTGCTTGCTGAATCCTATCTGCGTGTGAGAACCCTAAATCTAAATAAAGATTTTGACGCACAGAATCAGCATTAAAATACACTGCGTTTAGCCTATGCGCTAGAGCTTTAGCGAGAGTGGTTTTTCCGCTCCCAGCAAGTCCCATTATAAGGATTTTCACCACTTGACGCTGAACATCTGTTTAACAGCAGATTCTGGTGCTGGCGTGCGCCAGAAGTCTTTTCCTGCATACTTCTCCCGCACTGACTTGGGTAAAATTGATGGACGCTCTTGCCAAGTCACTTCCTTGCGTACAGTGTGCAAGCTCTTCATGTTTAACGCTTTGTCAAACACCTCATTTTCATACTCCACGTTCTTGAAGTCGTGGTCAAAGTAGGACTTGCCAATGAACTGATATATCTCACGCATTACGCTCTCAGGTTGTTTGCACAATGATTCGTACTCCACCAGCATAATCATGTCAGGGTTTAACAGCAAACCTTCTTCTAGGAAGTAGTAGGGTTTGACCACTTGACCCTCTTTCTTCACATCCATTAGCGCATCGCATCTTGTGGTGACTGTCTGGCGAGCTTCGTCGTCTGTCAGGGTTGCGCCGTACAGGGAGTTCTTGGCCGATATGCGCTCAAAGCTGTCCAGTATCCAAGGCAAGTCACGCACACAGCAAATGATCTTGGTCTGTGGGTAGATGTCTTTGAGAAGCGATGTTTTTGCAGTCCAGCCCCTGCTGGTGTCAAACACTGTGTTTGGCGTGACCGACTCATAGAACGCATTGAAGATGGACTTCAGGATGTGCTTGCGTCTGTCTTCATCAATCAGGTGGTTGCTCTCGCTGCCCGTGATGACATTGATGGTCGATGTGACCAAGCCTTGTACGGGTGAGGAGATGTCTGCGTAGAAATCAGGGTTCTGGCGCAAGATGGCCGACAGCAGGGTCGAGCCTGACCGTGGCAGGCCAGAGATGAAGAAAAACTCTTTCATGTTGCTGGAGTCTGGGCAACCCAGTTGACTGTTGCTTCATCCCATTGATAGCGCACGTTGCCGCCATTCATAATGGCATCAGCGGGTCTTGCTACAGGTGCTGCCCATGTCATTGTGTCTAAGTAGCCAACCCACGATGGATAAGGCTTACGGGCTTCGTGTTCAGCAACTTTGGCAGCGTTAAATTCTGCTTCAGTCAATACTTGCAGAACGCCAGCAATGGTGGTGTCAGCATCGTCATCGCAATTGCCATAGTATCTTGGTGCGCGGAGATATGTGCCATCAGAGGCTGTAGATACAGGCCAAGTAGAACTGTCGTGCCACAAATGAGTCCAACCCTTGACAGCAGGCATTGATGGGCCTGTGCGTTGTGGCTCGGCTGTGCAGACGATTTTGGTTACTGCGTCTACTTCTGTGATGCAAATGTACATTTGTGATACTCCTTATAAATTAAACTGCAACACGGCGGATGGCGCGGACACGGACGAGGAAATCAATTGTCTTAGTGCCTTCTTGCTGACCGCCGTAAAGAAAGTAGTCTACCCATGCCGCCGTTGTATCTTTCTCAGTGCTAGACCAATAATAGTTAGCCAAGAACGCCTCTGCGCCGCCACTTTGAAAATCTGTAGCATAGGTTTGTGCTGGTGTTCCAGCCGTATAGTTGCTTGCCCTAGCAGGAACAGCATTGGGGTTTATGCCAGATGATGTGGTGTTGTTTGTTGTAGTGGGTTTTAAGTTGTAATAACACACTTCTAACTCATTTTTAGCAGGCATATACCAGTCTGTTTGACCACCCGTAGATAAGTTATTACAGAAGTGCGCCGCTGGGTAAACTGTAGCGTTGCCGTTGGCTACCATATCTGCTGTATTCTGTATGCCATCTATGTCACTATCAGCGCCCGGTGTGGTGGTCAATGCATTTTTCCACGCAAGCGTAGAAGATTGCCCTGTGGCTAAAGGCGAAATCACAAGGTTGTAATCAGCCACTCCATTACCCGCAGTAGATATTTGACCAGCAAAGAATCCACCACCCAACGCAGAGCCAATCGCTGGCACGGGAATAGGAATACTAAAAGTTCCACCTACCACATTAAGCATTATCCCACTCATGCTAAGTTCCCCGTAACTACAGCGACTGTGGCTGTGATAAATAGAATAGTTGCTACACCTCTTGTAGTAACGCTAAAAGAAGCAATATCTGCGTCTGTGCCGCCTTTATAAACGGTTGTTATTGCAGAACAAGTGCAGGAGATAGACGCTGATGTATTGTTAAAAATACTGATTGCATCGCCAGCAGCAAACACAGATGCAGGAACTACGATTGAGCCAGAAGTACCTAGCTCAATAAACTTGCCGACATCACCAGCAACAAGTGTGTAGCTTGCTGTCTTGATACCTGACAACGGAATGTTAAGATAGCCAATCTTATTTGTACCATCGACAGTTTGGCCAGACGCTAACGTAACACTAATAGACCATGCTGATATTGTTCCACTGCCATTAATTGTTGTTGTTACGTTTACAACCAATGATGTTCCTGAGAACGATGTTATTTGCCCAACCATATTATTTGACGGTGATGCAGTTGATGCAATAACTACATATTGCCCAACAATATATGCTTTGCCAGATTCAACAAGCGTTAATGATTTTGAGCCTGTGCCAATAGTTAAAGATGTTGTGCTTGTTGAATTTGTTGTTGCACCACCTAAAACCGTTAATGCTGTATTAACAACATAATTTGCTACCGCAACTTGCTGTGTAAAACATGGTACAAATCGCGTTTTCCAACCGCCATCACGCAATCCTGTTGTTGCATTGTTGTCATCGGTAACGGTTGAACCATCACCTCCAACCGCAGTGCTAAATGTAACTGAACTCATAGTAATTCCTTAATCTCGTATGTTGTTTGGTAACGTGTGTTATATGGCTGAGAAATTGGCGACAATGCGCGTAAACGCCCAAGAAATGCGCGTCTATGCAAATCTAACGCAGTATTATCATCATAAATATAAACTACCTCTGCGTCTACACCGCTTATCTTTATAATGTCGCCATTAATGATTGATTCATTATATGTCAAATGATCTAAAGTAAATTGTGCCACGCGGTATGATGTTCTTCTATCAAAAAATTCTGCACCGCTTAAAGCCACATCAACAACGGTATTTGTTTCATCACCAATTGATGCGCCAAGATTCATGTTTAATGTTGGCTGATAAATTGAACCAACAAAAATACGCCCTAATTCAACATAGCCATCAGTGTTTGTGCTGTCAAAAAATTCAATTTGATAATATTGTGCAGATGCAATTGTTTCTGGAACGTATGTTAATGTTTTTGTAAATAATGCAATTTCTTCATCTGATAATTGCAAATCCCAGAAATTTTCATCTTCCCACTCATAACTGCCAAATGGCATTAGCGGCCATGCGTTAATTGTGCCGCTATCATAAACCAGTGTTGAATATCCGCTATCTGAATAAACGCGATAACGCCATGTCGCGTCTTTTTGCATATTATGATTAACAATCGCAACTGAGCCAATAATGCGCTCTGAATCTAAAGAAAAACGTAATTTAGTAGAAGAATTAGCAGCGTTAGTTGAACGTGCTTTTTTTGATAATTGGCGTGTTTTGATATTTGTTAATGGCAGTGTCGTTGACCACGAACCGTAAGCTGCAAAGGTAGCTGCATCAATTCTGTTTTGATAACCAATAATTGTATTGCTCATGCTATCCCCATAGTGTTAATGTTGCGCGGTTTTTTGAATAATCCGACTCAATGCTAATAATTTTAAATAGTTTACCACTATTCAGTCCAAAACGATTCATTGTTATATTCACAACATTGTTTAAATCAGGCAATGTTTGAGTTAAATCAAGTGCAACATCAACAGTGTACAAATCGCGGCTTACTTTGTACAAATTTAACAACCGCGTTGCTTCAGTTTGAGCCGCTGTTGCATCAACAAGTAATGATTCTTTTTCAATTGTAGGTGCAAGTGTATATTGTGTTTTTATAGCTGTATCTTCTGCTGATTTTGTTAATGCAGATAATGATAAAACACTTCTACGTGCTGCGGTTACTGCACCGGCTAAGTCAAAATCTTGCACGCTATAATTTTTTTGATACGTTAAATTAACACGCCACGCTGGAATCCCTTTATCTGTATCATTTGTCCGGCTATGCTCAATACTTAAAATATTATTTATGTTTATCTCAAGTGTTGCGCTACCCGTTGGCGTAGTAAATAAACCCATACGCAAAGAGCCAAGCGCATCAAATCCAAAATAAGCACCAATCGATTGAGCCACCTTATCCATTGCGCTAATTGCCGAATCTGCGCCATCAATCCAAATTCCAACAACGCTGCTGTTTGCAGTATCTAACGCTGTGACATCGCTTGCATTTATATCACCTGAGCTAATGCCTGCTTTTAACGCCATTGCCTTTAAAACCTGCGCCACTGTGCGATTAGATGATGCTGCGCCTTGTGTTGCGTCACAGGTCAATATTCCTGTTGGGACTGAGCCGACGCGAATATATCCAAGTGCCAAACAAGTAGCGTATTTTCCCGATGGTGGGTTATGTGCTTCAAGGTCAGCAACATTTGGCTCGTCAGCATGAAATGTTAACGCAACACCGCGATCATAAACTGCACCAACGGCTGCAATAGCCCCATCATTTATTTGATAAGTTAATTTTGAGCTGTTAACCATGATTGGCGCAATATTAAACACCTGCCCATATAATAATGGTTTAGGTGATTTTGCAATATCGTCAACGCCCTCAACGCCATTAGGGAGTGAATTATTCCCAGCATAAAGCGTTGTTTGCAGTGGCATATCAACAATAGCTAATTTATCACGAACAAGTATAGTTACTTTTGAGAATGTAAACTCCACCTGCTCCATCGTGCCGCTAAGAATAGTGGTAAATGTAGAATAAGCGTCACCCGCATTGCCAATCTTAATAACAAGCGAACGCCCATCAAAAGAATAAGGCAAAATGTAATCTAAACCACCATCGACATTTGTTAATTCAACTGCGCCATAATTAACTCGGCTTGCACCGCTTGTTGTGCCATTGCTGTAAAGTGTTCGGCTAATTGATGCAGGGTTTACAATTCTATCATCATAATAAATATTTGCAGGCGTATCAGACGGCTTTGTAGTGTAAGGCTGTGAACAATAACGCAATGTGGTTGTCGTGCCTGCTGCGTCTATTGCCGCTGTAATTTCAACAAGATATATCATGCTGCTGCCTCGAGTTTAGCTTTGCGTGAAATGGTATTTAATTCTTCTTTCATGCCTTGCATCTCGTTAATTAACGCCACGTTTGCATTGGATTGTAAATTCACCAATGCTTTCAATTCAATAATTTGCTCTTTCAATAATGCGCTTTGATCGTCAATAGCATTACCGATTGAATCAAATAAGCCAGTGGTTTGTGAATGGCTTGTGACGTTAGCGGGTGAATTGAAGTTGATTAATTCTGCGCCTTGTTCGCCTACCAATGATAACCCGCTTGCCATGCCTCCTTTAGCATATCCGTTTTGCTTTAAGTATGCTTGCATAGCGTAAGTATCGGTATAGTCACCACTATAACCCGCCTGAACTGCAATATTTTCTAAATTAACAAGTGATTGATAATCGTTTTCTTGATAAGAAAAAGTTTTGTTATTTGCAGCATCAGCCATTGCTTTTACCGCTGCGTTTGTTTCAATTATAGCTGTTGATATTTTTTCAACACTTTCTATTGCAACGCTTGTTGTTGCTTTTATTGCGTCAAGCTGTGCGTCAGAGCTATTTTTACCCGCTGATATCGCCGCTTTAGCCGCTATTTCAGCCGCTAATTGTGCTGCTTGTGAAATATCATACTCATCATAATTACCTTGATAATTAGGGTCATTCATTGCCGCAGTTTCACGTCTTGCGGTTTCGCTTGCAATTAAAGCTGCTTCTGTTGCTGTTTTATCACGAGCGGCTTTTTCTTTTTCAGCATTTAATAGTTTGGCTGTATTATCAGCCGCAATCTGGTTCAATTCTGTTTGTTTAGCCGCTATTTCATTTTTTATTGTATTATCTACAGCAGTTACTTTTGCTACTTGCAGCGTGTAATTTGCCATTGCATTAGAAAAATTATTAACCGCTGTTGATAATAATCCAATGCTTCCATCAACATCCGTTGTTTTTGTTTTTACGTCAAGCAAATTAACGTTTGCTTTTACAGCTTCAGCCAATTGCTTATTCATTATTTCAATTTGTCTATCTGCCGCGCTCATGCCTTTTTCTAACGCTTTTAAAACAGATTTATAATCGGTTTGATAAGCATCACCAGTAGCATTGTATTTTAAAGACGCATCTAAAAACGCTTTTGATACTTCAGGCAATGATGCTAATGCGCTTTCCGTTCCTTTTTCCGCCTGTGCCGCTGTGTCTTGAAATGATTTTTTGGCTGCATTATAAATTTCTTGTGGCGTTGCTTGTGGCTTGCCAACACTCATTAGTTGATCGTAATACGTTCTTAGACCTTGACCTAATGTCACAAACTTGTCACGCATAGCGGTTAAGTTTTTATAGGCTGTTTCAAGCGCAGTTGTTGTTGATGTTAATTCTGCACCAGCATCGGATAACTGATTTAATGATGTTGTATATTGGCGCGTTAAATCGCTCATCCCTTGCATTGCTTTTTCGCGCTCAAGTCTTAACGCTTCTTCTTTTGCAACTGGGTTTTGTTCGCCTAGTTTTTTATAAATGGCAATGCGATAATCTTCATACGTTGATATGGTGGCTTTAATAGCGTCAGTGCGTTCTTTTACAATAGCTGCATATTCATCCGCTGCACTTGCAAAATCGCTTGCCATGCCTAATGCTGTGGCATAAATGGCTTTTCCTGTGTCGCTTGTGTCGTTTTTTAAAACATCAAGCAATTTTCTATAGGATGTTTTTGATTCTTCAGCGTTTGAAGTCATTACAGGCAAAACTAAACCAAGTTGCGTAAACTTATCGGTTAATAATCCAGTGCGATAAGCCGATTGTTCTGTTTTACTTAAAAAATTATCAATATAATCAGTAATAGTGCTATCAAATTTAGATATACCGCCAGCCACATTGATTAAGTCTTGATTTAATACAAGACCGCTTTCGCCAATAGCAGATAATCCTGCTTTAATACTGTTTAATCCGTTAAACGCTTCAATAATATCGTCTGCTGTGCCTGGCAATTTTCCTAAAATATCGTTAACGTCTGTGTATGATGATGCCAGTTGAAGTGATTGCGTGACCATCTCACGTTCAATATCACCTTGTTTATTGATTATGTCAGTATATTCAATGGTTGTAATGCCCATTGCTTTTAGTTTTGTTTTTGCAGTATTTATTGCAGTAGAAACACGATTTAATGTTTGATAATATCCCTCACCAATTTGTTGAAAATCTGCATAAGCATAATTTGCAATAATAGCCATTAAATCGGCTTGTTTTGATAATGCGCCATTTATGATTTCAGTATTTGCTGCTGCATCTTTTCCAAGCGGCATTTTTCCTAAATCAACTTCAAACTGTTTTAATTTTTCTATTGCAACTTCACCAAAATCTCCCGCTAATAAAACAACATTTTCTTGAACCTTTCCAAGTGAATAAGCAATTGCAGCACTTATTTCATCATTTAATGGCGACCATTTTGTTGAAATATATTGCTTTGTTGATGCGCCAATACCTAAAAAACCACTTGAAGTTTTTGTTACTAATGTTTGTAAATAATTACGACCTGCAATAATTCCGCTTTCAACAATATTTCCCAGCGTATCTTTTACAAATTTAATACCACTGCCCGCAAATTCTTTTGTTGTTGTGGTTGTCATAAAGAAACCACTTGTTGACGTACCTAATCCAAGAGATGAAGTATCAACGCCATAATTTTTTGCAATTGAATTTGCAACGCCTTTCATTGAATAAGATAAAACTTCAAGACTTCTCGCCATGCCTTTTGTGTAATCCAAATCAGCACTAGAATTTGAACTAATGGTATCTAAAGCATCAAGGATTGAGTTAGACATAACATCACTGCCTAAAACCGTTCCGCCTTGTGACGATTTATATTTATCAGTTTCTTTTGTAATGTAATCCGCGCCTGTCATTGGTGCTGCTTCAGCACCTCCACCGCCACCGCCCGACATTGCACCAATGGCAACCATAAACGCAAGCATCATTGCACCACGCGCTAACCCAGTATAAGGGTCGCCTTGTGACGCATCAGCAACGGCTTTAGTTGCAGACGCTCCAGCTCCAGCGGTATCCGCTATAATACCAGTTGTTGATGAAGTTACTTTTGCAGTTGTTTTGGAGGTTTCACCAAATAAATACATGGCAACAGTTTTTCCCATTTCTGAAATTTGTTTTGCCATTGACATTGCAGATTGAGCCATCTCAAACGCTCTAAATACTTTAGTTGCTGCGCCTAATACTTGATAGCCAGTTGTGCCTTTTTTGAAAAAGTTTTGAGCTGATTGTGTTAAATCTCCATATAATTTAATTTGAGCACCAAGTAATTTTTCTTGCAGCTTAGATTGTGCTTTTTGATTTCCAGCAATATCACTTGTTGCAAGATTTTTTACTGTTTTTTCATATTCTTGTCGTGCTGTTTCTGCATTTTTTTCATATTGAGCAAGTGAAACGCCAATACCTCCCATTGCTTCGCCAATTAATCCAAATGCGTCTTTTAATCCGTTTGCAGCCTCTTTTGCGTTTTCAAGTGCTGAAGTTAATACTGCCATTCTTGCAGTTGCTTGTTCATCAGCGTTTCTTTGAGCGTCTTCAATAGCTTTAATACCATCAATTTTATCTTTGTTTGCTTTTTGTTCAGCTTCAGACTTTGCTTTAATATCAGACTGTGTTGATGTTTCTGCTAATACTGCTTTATCTGTTTGCAATCCTGCAATTTCAGTTTTTAAGCGTAATTGTTCAGCCAGTGTTAAATTGTATTGACCAGCATTGTCTAATTCAGATTGTGCCGCTGCAATTTTAGCGTCAATAGTTTCTGCACTTTGATTGGTTAGCGCATCGCGGATCTCTTTTTCTTTTACGAGTAGCGCATTGGTTGCATTTTGCGATTCATTTAATATGCGTGATTTTTCTTCGTAGCTGGTTGCGTGTTGATATTCAATTGATGCTTTATCAATAATGGATTGTTTTTCTGCTTCAATCCCAGCCAGTTTAGTTTGTTGTTGTGCTGCAAATAACTTACCTGCGTTTTCTGCGGCTGCTACTTGTGCGTTAAGTTGTTCGTTAAAATAACGCTCTGCTTCAGCTAAATCTTTAGCGGCTTTTGCTGCTTCTTTTTTAGCCGCTGATTCTTCTTTGGTTAATTTAGTTTGTGCCGCTGTAATATCTTTATGAAAATATTTTTGATGTATCTGCTCTTTCATTGATGCAGTTACTTCACTATAAGTATCTTTAGCTTCTTTTAATGCTTGGTTTTCTTGTTGTGTAGCTGTTCCAAATTCTTTAACTCTTTTAATTTCTAAATCTCTTAACCGTATAGTTTCATCTTGAGATTTTTGAACGGTTTTATCATTTTTAATTTTTTCTGTGGTATTTGCAGCCTCAGCATCAGCAAGTTGTTTTTGTCTTTTTAATTGGTCAAGCATAATTTGCTGCTGCATATAAGATTCATTAGCTGCCGCATAAGACGCACTACTTTTATTTTCTGGTATGTTTTTCTTAGCTGCTGCAACACTAACTTCTAAATTTGCAATTTGTTTTCCTACACTTGTTCCAAAACGTTCTGTTAAATAATCTATTGATTTAATCATGCCAGAAACAATGTTTCCTAATATCCCACTTGCTTTATCATTTAATAAAACATCTTCAAAATTGTGCCATGCCTCACCTAGCATATCTACTTTGCCGCCAAGTGTTTGCATTTTATTTGCGCTTGCGTCAACTGCACTGCCACCCATTGCATGAATTAAATCTTCAATGACTGGGCGTGTTATTTTGCCTGCCTCCATCATCTTTAAAACTTCAGATGTTGTTTTTCCAGTTACTTGTGAAAGTAATGAATAAATAGGAATACCGCGTTCAATTATTGAATTTGCATCTTCTGCTTGAAGTTTATTTTTCGCGTATGCTTGCCCTAATTGACGAATAATCCCAGATAATGTATCTGCATCACCGCCAACTTTAGATGTAATATTAGTCAAATCTCTCATAACTTGAATTGTTGGCTCAATACCAAAATTCTTCAACATCATGTAAGACTTTGTAATTTCTTGAAGCGATTGCGGTGTTTCGCGTGAAATCTTTTGAATATCTGCCATTGCTTTGGCAGCCATTACTGAGCTACCTGTAACAGATAATAATTGCGCCCGCATATTTTCAAATTCAATATTTATTTTTAAAATATCTCTAGCAAGTGACGCAATACTAATGCCAGCAAGTGCGCTGCCAGCTATTTTTGCAACACTACCTAAACTACTCAAAGCGCGCTCACTTCGCCCTGTTGCTTGCTCCATTGCAGTTAAATTGCGCGATGCTGTTACTGCACTGGTCGAATCGACTGCGACTTGAATAGAATAGGTATCTGTTGTCATTTTTTCTTGCTCCGTTGTGCGATTTGCTCGGCTTGGATTGTTAAGTAAGCACTATCAAGGCGCATAATAGCACTTACTTCTAATGGTGTTAATTCAATATTGGTCAATCGTGACCAAGCGTCAATCTCACTGTAACTAATTGGATTTTGACCAAATCCATTGCTTGAACGTGTGCGGCTTAATTCACTAAACCACGACCAGCAATGTCTGTAATTTTCTGGCATAGGTAGCGACTTATAATCGTCTGGTATCTCATGCCCCATTGCAACAATAGCTTGAGCTTCATCGCGTAAACTTGACCCGTTATCGTTTGTTTTGCTTAGTTCAAACTCACGCTTGCCAAACGTAACGAGCTCATCAATTAAGCTTTGATGAAGTTTCCCAAGTTATTACTTGCCTCAAAGACTTGTTCACGGATTTCGCTATTGCGTTCCATTAGCCTTGTGGCGTTTTCTGCTGAGTATGGTTCAGTAATGCCGCGCCACCCAACAACACGAATAGCCGCCGCGTCAATACCGAACTGTTCATCGTCTTCAATGGTGCGTTCAACTTCTTTACCGCGTTTTGCTGCTAACTGATCTTGTGACTTTCTGCGGTTAAGTGTTTTGCGAACCCAATCTTGTACTTTAGGTGCTTGTGAGCCTAATACCGTAATAAAAACACCTGTATCGCCACCGTCCGATCTTAAATATTCAAACTCATAAGCGTTTTCAGACGCGCTAACTAAATCTAAATCTTCAAATGATAAACCTGTTGCTTTTGTCATGTTAGTAAGTTCCTGTTGATTTATAAAAAAATACCCACGCCTGCAAAATTACAAGCGTGGGTAATTGTAGCACTATTTTTAAGCGAGTGAATCTTGAACCATGATTGTTGTCGCTAAATTAGCCACTGCACTACCACCCGCTGTGTTTTTCAACGCAGTAAATGGGAATGTGCGAGTTAAACCAGACGCGCCATCAGTAACATCAGCTCCGCCAACCTTTACGCGCGACATTGTGAACACAACAAAGTCTGCTGTTGCAGTGCTATCTGTTGTCAACGCAACAACGATTGATACTTCAGTTTCATTGATAAAATAATCTCTGAATGTAGCGTCGGTAAAATACGCGCTAAATGTACCTGTTGCGTTAACAGTGCCTTGAAATACGTCTGGGCGTGTTAATGAACCAACTACCGCGTCAGCAATTGCAACATTACCGTTAACATCAAAATCAATTGAAGTCACAATAGCAACAGGTGTTCCTGCAACTAATAACAAACCGTTAACGCCAGCTGTAACACCACCCGTTGTAATTGCAGTGGGTGAAGTTAAGATTTGTGAAGTGCCAGTGGTTACGTTTAAACCAATTAAAGGAAAGTCAATTGTCGCCATACCGTTTGCAGGGATTTTAACTTGTGCGTTTGTTTGAACAATATCCGAATAAACCTCTGATTGCGCTACGTCTGAGAACCAATGCTCTACGGTATAGTAATCTTGTGTTTGTGCGGTTTCTGGCACATAAGTATATTTGCCTGGAATGGCAATAGTTACACCAGTGACTGACGTTGCATTATCAGCCAATGCGCTACCGTTTAAAGTTTTAACGGTTAATGTTGTTGCTGTTACAGCAGTCACCAACAAATTTTTATTTAAATTAGCCGCGTTAACGCTGCCGACTGTAATACGAACCACATTACCAATTTTAATGCCGCCAGTTAATGGATTGCCTGTTTGGAATGTAATCACACCAGTTGATGCAACAATAGTCACAGCCGCTGCTGTCAATGAAGAAATAGCCACAAAGTCTTTGCGCAATACAGACTGTAAAAAATCTTTATATGTGCCAGCTGATAACTCTGCACTTAATGTGCCTGTCACTTGTTTTGAACCGTGTCTAAAATCAGCAATTTGTTGATCTGAGCGAATCTCATTTGATTGATAAGTATCTTTTGTTAAATTGATTGTGCTGGTCACGCGTCTTAATTCTTGACCACCACTGCCTGACGCTGGAACACCTAAACCAGTTTGTTTTTTGTACGATACGACTTTTTTAACGCCTTGTGCAATTGTCATTTTGTAACCTCTTAAGAGTAAATATCTGCTGAAAAATAAATTGATACCGGAATTTTATAAAGCACCCCGTCAATCAATGCCGGTGCAATTGATGGTGTCTTGTCAATAATAACAGTTATGCC